TATCATACAATGCATACCTTTGTTTTAGGACAGCAATGGACTGATGACGAAGAAGATGAGATGATAAAAACTTTTCGCAAAGTGCCACTTCAAGCCAATCATCTTTCTGCCATGTCCAACTCAATGTCCGGTGAGCAGCAACAAAATACGCCGCAATTACAAGTAGTTCCAATGACCAATTGCGATGATGAAACCGCGAAATTGCGCGAGCTTATTGTCAAAGATATTGTGTTTTCAACGCCTGCCACAACCACGTATCAAGTCTCAGGCCAACAAGCCTTTATTGGCGGCTATAGTGCCTTTTGTGTTGACACCGAATACACACATTCAAAATCATTTGAGCTTGACATTACCCACCGATATTTTAAAGACGCAACGCGCACCTATTTTGATTTAGGGGCGGAAACTATTAATAAAACCGATGGCATGCATAGTGGTTATATCACACGTCTGACGCGCCCTAAATTTCGGCAAGTTTATGGCAAGGAATTAGAGGAAAAAATATCAAAAACGATGTCGCCAAGCCAAACGCAGGAAGAAATAGCGTTAGCCGTACAGCCATCTGATGGCGATGACCCATTTACATGGGCTGATAATGACGCCATTACAATTATTGACCATTTTGAGCGTAAATACGAAAAAGATACGCTCTATAAACTATCAAATGGAAACATTCTTAATCAAGAGGAAATGGATGAGCTGATTGAGAAATCAAGTAGCACGGACATTCCTGATATGTATGGCAATGTCATGAATGAAGGAAATAGCGAGATAATGCAAGGCGAAGGCCAAGATGAGGGGCAAGAAATAGCGCCCGCAAACCTTGATCCTGAATTTATGACGTTATTTCAAGACGGACAGCCTGTGCGCATTGTGGACAAGCGTGATAGCAAGCGATATAAAATTGTACATTATAAGATTGCAGGTGATTATATCTTAGAGGAATCAGAATTTCCGAGCGAACAATTGCCGCTAATATTTGTAGACCAAAACTCTTATTACGATAAAGATGGCAAGCAAATATGCCGTTCTTTCTTTGGAGATTGCAAAGATACCCAGCGTTATATCAATTATCTACGCACACAATCCGCTTATATCTTAAAAGTTAGCCGTTATGACCAATGGATTGGCAGCAAAAAGAATGTACAAGGGCTTGATACCCAGCGTAATTGGAAAGATCCAAACAACACACAAGGCATGCTTACCTATGACGAAAGTCCAACGGGTCTTAAGCCTGAGCAAGTGCGCCCTCCTGAGCTATCCGCCTCTCTTTTTCAGCAGTACGAGCTTGCCGTTGAGGACTTATATCGCACGACCGGCTTATATCCTACGCGCATGGGAAGCGAGGGGAATGAGGTATCCGGCAAAGCTATCGATGCACGTACGCGCCAAGGAAGTTATGCCACATATGTCGCATTCAACTCGATAAACCGCGCTATTGCCACGGGCGGTGAGATTGTTAATGAAATGATTCCTCGTGTTTATGACAGTGAGCGCGTGATTGCATTAATGACACCGGATGAGGGCATGAAAAACATCACAATCAATAAACAGGCTGATGAATACGGCGAGCTTATTGAAAATGATATACGCAAAGGCACATATCAGGTACGCCTAAAACCAGGACCATCTTACGAAGGACAAAAACAAGAGGCGCTTATGTCCTTGCAACAAGTATTGCAAGCCGACCCACGCACGTTTGAGCTTATAGCTGACCTGTATGCCGAAAACTTGCCTCTCATGAATACTATTGAAATTAAAAATCGCCTGAAAACGATGGTTCCTAAACAGATATTGGAAGCGGGTAAGACAGGCAAGATGCCATATGAAACAGGTGGCGATGCACCAACGCCTGAACAGCAAGAAATGCAAATGCAAGCGCAACAAATGCAAATGCAGACGCAATTTAAACAACAAGAATTAGAATTAAAGGCGCAAGAACTGGAATTGAAGAAACAACAAATAGTGATGGACGCACAATTTAAATTACAAGAACTTGAAACAGAAAGATTGCAAGCCGCAACAGAGCTTCAGGAACAAGAGTTGCGTTACATGTCTGAAAGCGATCGTACTAGAAGCAATGAGCAAATAGCACAGGCGGATAATTTAATGAAACTATTGACGCATAAAATGTCAATGAACAAGGAGAGTAATAACAATGGCGACAGAAACAAGTAATATTGATGATTTATTGATGGGTGCTAAAACTAACACAATGCCAGAAACGCCTGAGCATGACGCAGAAAACGATATAGCTTTGGAGCAAAATGATTATGATGTCGGAGATAACGATAATGAACCGGATGATGCGCCGGATGACACGCCGGATTTGGCTTCGTCTGAAGAGTTGCCTCAAGTGGCTGAAGTGGATGACTACGGCAACGAAAAAGAAGCGCCTCGCACCTATAGCCAAGAAGAGGTTGACGAAAAAATAAACAAGGCTATACGCGACAGACTCTCGCGCATGAAAACCCAGGAGCAGGTGTTGCCGAGCGTACAACAAGTACAGCAAGCCCAAGATGGGTTTAATTATAATGAAAATGCTGAGGGTAATTGGGAGCAGCAGCTTGAGTCTTTTATTGAGCGCACTTTTACTAAGGTTAATCAGCGACAACAAACTGAGGCGCAAACCCGCAAAGAACGTGAAGCGCACGCAGAATTTGAAGATAAATTTACAAATGGCATGGAGCGATTTCGGGATTTTAGGGACGTTGTGGGCGCGCAACCTATTACCGACCCCATGACACTCGCATTGCGCGGCATGAAAGACCCCGCGGCATTTGTTTACGCCGCAAGCAAACGACATCCACAAGAATTGCAACGGATATCAGGTATAGCTGACCCTTATGCGCAAATGGTAGAAATGGGTAAACTGGAGGAACGCATGAGAAAATCAGCAAGTGGCACTAACGCACCACGGCCTGTTTCGCGCAGCAAAGAAGATACAGGCATGCCGCAATCTAAGAAAAAAGAAGGCGATAGCATCGAGGATTTGATTGCTAAGGCTGATACAAAAAGACGCGCGCAACTGACCGCACGCCGTGGGCGCGGATAAGGTTTGACAAAATTGCACTAATAGGCTTAAGATTGGGCTGATGAGTAAGGGATTCCATCACCCAATCAAATACATGCGCGTATAAGTCTCCCGCAAGACAAACGGTTGAAATTTTAATTAATTTTATTCTTTTTGTTATTGCACAGGGAGTGCTTATCATGACAAACGTTTTTAGAGAAACCCAGTATGTTTTAGATGACGTCTTTGTACGCTTCTGGAACTCATTAGCATTCGCGCGTACCGCCAATAGAAACCTCGAAGGCGATTTCAAAAATCTTAAATTTGCCACTGGCCAAACACTTGATTACCGTTTGGAAGAGCGCTATCTAGCGGGCGAAGGTGCATCAGCTACTGCTGAAGCGCGTGTGCAGGTAATCCGTCCTTTATCCATCACCAAACAATTTAGAACCATGATTGAATACACAGGTTTTAACCTGACATTCGATCGCGCGCGTGATGAACCCTATTTAGAAATGGCGAACGCACCTCGTGCAAAACGGCTTGCGAACTTAGTCGAAAAATTTATTGCACAAGACAATTTCCAAAAACAAACTTATCAAGCGGTTGGAACACCCGGTGTACCTGTAGATTTTAATACAATCTTAACTGCCGATGCTTATATGACCGAGCTTGCAATACCTGAAGATGGCAAACGGTATGCCGCAGTAGCACCACGTGTGGCCGCTAACCTATCAAATGACCTTTATAACGTATTTAACATGACCGTTAACACAGGTGCATTGATTGACGGCTTTATCGGGCATTTGTCAGGCTTTGACTTCTTTAAAACCAACTTCTTAGGACGCCAAGTTGCAGGTGCGGGACAATTAGGCGGTTCACCACCTGCGGGATTCCTATTGGGCGGTATCGTTACCAATGGACCAATCACAGGCGGGAACACAATATCCGTTGACAGCTTAGGACAAGCCCCCGGAACTATTGTATTCCAAGAAGGCGATATCATTGAGGTTGATGATGCGGCGGGCGTATTTATGATTAACCCATTGACCTACGAATCGCTAGAACAACGTGCGCAATTTGTAGTTACAGCGCAGGTAATATCTGCTGATGGTGATACGGCTAATATCCCGGTTAACCCCACAATTGTTGTATCAGGTGCACGCCAAAATATAAGTGCCGCTATCCCTGATGGCGCACAAATGTTGCTGCGGGCAAGTCATAACGTGTCA